GTCAGCGTGATCAATGGTACTTGGATCACCCAGATAGATTTTATGGGTTTGGCACACCTGCAGAAGAGACTGCCCGTGCAATTGCTTTAATTGAACAATGCATTGACACCATAAACTCCTATGAGTACATCATACGTCGCAAGTTTACATTTGATCAAAATTGTTTGAACTACATGCACAACATTTTTGAACAGTATCACGGATTGCTGGATCAACAAAACACAAGATTCTGGCATGGTGCGCCTGTGCCGGTTCAAGAAGCTTTGGCCAATTTAAACTTGGCTGTGCATCGTTGCGAGGGCATACTAGGAGCCAGCCCGTATAGGTTTGTATGCACATGGTATGGCATGCCCAAGACACATCAACTTAGCACAACACTACAACGGCAACACGGAACCATGCGTATCAAGTTTGGTACTGTGTATTTGAACTATGCCGAGATAGGCAAAACAGTAGAAGACCTTGCACATGACAATGATCAGTATATTGGTGATGATGCGTTCCGCCCGTTTGATCACTACAGTGCCGATTTCAACGTGGCATTTTATAATAGAGACCTAGAAATCAAATTGCCCAGCATGGCAAAATACGTTCAGGCACATCAAGACTTTTTCCTTGCTCAAGGCATAGAAAACGTGTATAATACAAGAGCACTACCGCTACGCTTTCCACTGGCAGAACTAGAAGAGACTGTGTCGCGTAGCACCTTGCTAAAAGAGATTGCCCAGCGACAGCATGTAAACAGAGTAACTATAGAATGAAACAATGCACAATACAAATACGTGATGAAGTCAATATCAAACTAGAAGGGCTTGATTTGGATGTGCGTAAAAAATTAGTTAACACATTTAAATATGAGAATCCGGCAGCTAGGTATTTGCCTGCTGTGAGACTGGGCAGGTGGGATGGCAAGATTGCCTACTTCCAACTTGGTGGTAGCACCTACACTAATCTGTTGCCTGAGATTATTCCTATTTTAGAGCAGTACAACTACGATATTGAACTAGATGACCAACGTGAATACTCAACTACATTTGAGTTTGTGCTAATGAAGGAAGATACCTTTGCTGGCACCGTATGGCCTAAAGGGCATACACAAGAAGGTGAACCTATTGTGTTGCGAGATTACCAGGTAGAGATCATCAACAACTACTTGCAAAACCCACAGTGCATACAAGAAGTGGCCACAGGTGCAGGCAAGACTATCATGACAGCGGCCTTGAGTTGGAACGTACAACCCTATGGTAGGTCAATTGTTATTGTGCCCAACAAGAGCCTGGTAACACAAACAGAAAAGGACTATGTTAATCTGGGTCTGGATGTGGGTGTGTACTTTGGTGACAGGAAAGACTACGGCAAGACACATACCATTTGTACTTGGCAAAGCCTAAACAACTTGCTTAAAGATAGCAAAGACGGCACAGCAAAATTTACCATACAGGATTTCATGGAAGACGTAGTTTGTGTTATTGTAGACGAAGTACACATGGCCAAAGCAGATGCACTCAAAACCTTGTTAACAGGCATCATGGCTAGAGTGCCAATTCGTTGGGGGTTGACAGGAACCATACCCAAAGAGAAGTTTGAGAGCCAAGCACTATTGGTTGGACTAGGTCCTGTTGTTAGCAAACTGTCAGCAAGTGAACTGCAGGACCGTGGTGTGCTGGCGCAGTGTCACGTTAACATTGTGCAGTTGGTAGATCACGTGGAATATTCAAACTATCAAAGTGAGCTTAAATACCTGCTGGAAGAATCAGGGCGTCTCGACACCATGGCAGACCTTGTGCGTAGAGTTAACGAAACAGGCAACACACTTGTGTTGGTAGACAGAACAGAGTGCGGTCGTCAATTGGTAGAACGACTGGGCGATGGTGCTGTGTTTGTATCCGGGGCAACCAAAGCAAAAGCCAGGCAAGATGAATATGACGAAGTGGCTGACGCAACAGGCAAAATCATTGTGGCCACATATGGTGTGGCTGCTGTGGGTATTAACATTCCCCGTATTTTTAATCTGGTACTCATTGAGCCAGGCAAGAGCTTTGTTAGAGTTATTCAGTCGATTGGTCGTGGCATTCGTAAAGCGGAAGATAAAGATCATGTTCAGATCTGGGACATAACATCAACCTGCAAGTTTGCCAAGCGTCATCTAACCAAACGCAAACAGTTCTACAAGGAAGCCAACTATCCTTTCTCAGCAGAAAAATTAGAGTGGATGAAGATCAAATGAAACCCACTATGTTGGTAATAGGCGACAGTTTTATGTCGCAAGATTCAAAACATCCAGGCGAGCATTGGAGTGAGATGTTGCCTGAATACAACGTAGTAAACTTGGCCAAAGGTGGTGCATCATTAGCCTGGATCGCTGAGCAGTTGATGGATGGACTTGCACACAATCCTGCAGTAGCAGTTGTGGGACTAACTGATGAAACTCGAATCGCGTTTGAATATGGATCAAAAACATATTCCAGCTGCCACGATTGGGAATTGTCTTCAGATCAAAAATTATTCTACAAAGTCTGGCTATCAGTGATGTCGGCAAAATATAGACATATTTTAGCATGTACACAAATATCTTTTATATTTGAAACCTTGCGCAAGCACAACATACCGTTTGTTTGGCATCGTTTATTGTTTAACTCTGCTGAGAAAAATCATTTAATATTAGATGCTGACGCTACAAGATTTAATTTTGTGTTTGAACAATATGCATACTGCGAACTTATTCAAGACATATGGCAACAGCCACATGAGAACCGTCCTATATTCCATATCAACAATCAAGATTGGCAAGCTGAGTTTGCAAATAATGTACGAACTCTATTGACAACACTAAAATAATACTGTATTATACAACTATGCGAATACTAACACTAGACAATCAACACTACGACCTTGACCATTTGCCTGAAGAGGTAGATGACATGAGGTTTGCCATACTAGATAACTCTAATCCAGCTGACCCAGATTATCACTTTATTCCGCTAATCTTTTTAGAGAGTTTTAATTCACCAGCCCTGGTATTACGCATAGGCGACAACACAATCAAAATGCCCATGGACTGGCAGATACTAATAGGCGAACCTGAGATTGGTGACCTGGAAGTGTTACCACTGACATCGATCAACGATCGTGGATTCAAAGTATTTCAGTTTAACCCGCTGAGTAGTTTCCGTCCTAGCTTTCCTGATATTGAGATCTTGGATGTGTATCACGAAGTGTCATGGTATGCCCCTAAACTTAAAAATGGACAAATGCTGTCTGTACCAATTACTGACGGTGACAAACCTGATTGTGTGTATTTTGTCAAAGACATTAGTCGCAACTGCGAGATTGTAGATTATAACAAGGCTTGGTAATGACCTACACTGAACCTGAACTATTTGAAATAATTAATCGATTGAGTCGCATCTATCTGGAAAGTTATCCAGATGATCGAGAAGGTCTAGAACGTTTCCTACGTTGGGCACATAATCAATATGGCTACAAGTATGGGCAGTCTTAGACCAGATGTTCCTTTGATATATGAACGTGTTGGTCCTGTAGTATACGCACGTGAGTTTGGTGCAACAGAACGACATGTAGTTGGATACGAAGTGAATCAAGAAAATAAAATACTCGGGCTACCACAAAGTCGTGTTGCTAGGATTCTAGCCATACAACAAATGGCCGAAGCGGATCCGGGTATGCGGGAGTTATGGGATCAACTTGAGATACTGTATAATTTAAAAAATACCAATGAGTAACATAAAGTTAGCCATTTGTGGAGATAGTTATATGACTACTGATCAAACTGGTATTCATTGGACTGACCATTTGCCGCCTGACCTACATAAAAAAATATTGGCAGTAGGTGCATGTTCAAATGTTTTGATTGCAAATCAAGTACGTTACGCAGTAGCACTTGGGCACAATCATGTGGTTGTGAGTTTTACTAGAAATTCTAGATTTGAATTTGATCGAGACTCTACACATTCGGTGACAGTTACTCCAGATCTGACTTTAACTGAGCACTATGCCAAACGGTGGAAACATTCAATAATGTCTGATGCATATCCTGTGGAAAAAAAATTTGTAGATCATTATTATGGATTGGTAGCAACAGATTTTTTAGCACTACAGTCATATCATGTTGTGCTGTCTACTTTGAATTTTTTAAAAGCAAACAACATAACATTTGCTTACACACTTGGCGGTACTGAATTGCCAGAACATGTGTTCAAAAATATGAGCATTCCAAATGAGCTAGAGCAATACCTTGCAAACAAGATATCCGCAAATCTTTGGGATTACCCTACCCCCACATTACACGGGTATCACGTGTATGATCGTGATTGGCAAGATAAGTTTAGGCAAGCAGTGGGAGAAACACTAGATATTGACTTTAGTTAAAAAATGTACTTTGTGGATTGATAAGTTGATACCACAGACCTGACTTGATTGATTAGCGTAATATTTAATTTTGGTACAAATACATAAAAATTGTTGAGATTAGATTTTACGTACACATACCCAATTGTATCAAACCATTCTATTACATCGTCATTGAATTGTTCGGTAACAATAACAGGTTGAAACTTTTTTAACACATTGATACCGCCTTGCAGTGCCATTAACTCAGAATCTTCAATGTCAAGTTTTATAAACACCACACGATTAAACTGTTCAATGTAAGTGTCAAGGGTAGTAACATCAATTTGATAAATGCGGTGTGGATGATCTCTTGTATAAAATAGACTGCTAATACCATCGGGCTCGTCGTAGTGATAAAAATTAGCAACCCCAATATAGTTGCTTAATGCAATTTGGTGCATTTGAAGATTTAAATTTTTATCATGTGCCCATTGTTTTGCTCGGTTATAATGTTCTACAATTGGCTCAAATCCTACCACACATCCATCGGTGCCAACCAGCTCGAGAAATTTTTTGGTATTTTGCATACAATTGACTCCAATGTCTATGATGGTGTCATTGCGTGAACATACAGCTTGTGCTAATTGTTGGGTGAGAATATTACGATTGTCATCGCGCCAATTCTCATCAGCTATGTGATCTGGAGAAAAATTTAGTTGCTTCATTGAATAAATTGTGTTAATATAGTATTTACAGGAAACTATAATGAGTGATAAACTAAGCATTGCTAACGAGATGAAAATGTTTGACCATAAGGTTAGAGATTTCTATGACGACTTGTCTGAGGACGAACGCAAGAAGTTTGCGCCGTTTCTTATGATACGTTGGGGATCAGCAGTAGAAGGTTCTAGAGACCTTCAGGAGTTTTATGTGATTGCCACAAACGAACGATTGAACAAAAATTTCTTTAACATCAACTCAACCCGACATCGCAAACTACAGTGGCTCATGGCCACAACTGTGAGTCCGGGACTAGGGTCAATGAGACACAACTGGATTGCACCCAAGAAAAAAGAAGCAGGTATTGGCAGCATAAAAAAACAACTGGCAGAGCTGTTTCCGCACTACAAGTCAGACGAGATAGATGTTATGGCAGCAATAACAACCAAAAAAGAACTTGATCAATACATTAGAGCACATGGCCGAGACAACAAGTAAGTTTACCTGTGAGTTCTGCAAAAAAGATTTTGCAAGAGAAAGCTCTATTGCAGTACACATGTGCGAGCCCAAGCGCAGGCGAATGGAACAAAGTGAGCGTGGCGTACAACTGGGATTCCAGGCCTATATCAAGTTCTATGAGATGGCACAGGGATCTGCAAAGCTAAAAACATTTGAGGACTTTTGTGACTCGCCGTACTACCGAGCCTTTGTAAAGTTTGGTCGCTATTGTGTAAACACCCGAGCTATCAACCCTGCACAGTTTATGACCTGGTTACTCAAGAACAACAAGAAGATTGATC